GAGCCTCCTGTCTGTGTGTGATGTCGGTCGTCGGTGCTTTATCCGTTGGCGTAGTGGATATATGCGATCACCTTCATGGCGGCGACATACCAGAAGTAAATCGAAGCAAGGGTGCCGACGGCAAAATAAAGCCGCACTCCGAGCGGTGTCGGTATCGGTGCGGTTTTCTTCTCGCTGCCGGTGCGCAGCTTCCAAAGCCCCAGCTTTTCGCCTGCCAGCCAGAACAGCGCCCAGGCGACGAGGAGCGGCTTTCCGATCGCGCTTGCGATGTCGCCGATGGTCAGCCGTTCCTGCTGCCGCTTCCTCCGCTTCTTGAGGTTCGCCGTCCGGTCTGCCAGCAGGCGGTTCCTGCTGTGGGTGACCTGCTGCATGTAGTGGGTGTTATGCTCGATCTCCTTCCGCAGCATGACGACCATCGCTTCCTGCTGGGCTGTGCGGATGGCGTTCTGCTTGTCGATCTCCGCCTTGACGATGCTCAGCTGTATCGACGGTTCCTCGGGGTGGTGAATGATCGCCTGTGAAATGATCTGTGTGGCCATGCCTGTCAGTTCCTCCCTTCGTGCCGTGTTTATGTAGCCTTCGCCGCTGCTTCGCGGCGTTTCTCATCGTGCGTCACGGCGACCGCGTATGCTGCCCAGCAGTCGGCATGGAATCCGTAGAACCAGTCCGGGTCCTTTTTCGTGCCCTTCCCGTTTTTGAGGTCGTGCTGGGCGAATCGGTCGATCAGCGCCCTGCGGATGTTGGCGTCCTTTGCCTTCAAGTCTCCGCAGATGTACTGTTTTTCTTCCTTCCGGAAGATGTACTCTGGTTCTCTGCCGTAGTTGCTGTTGATGCATTGGGTGAATCGCCCGATCCACTCGCAGGTCTCGAATACGTCCCGCCCGACGGCCAGCCCGTAGGAGGCGACGCGCTCGATCACGAATGCTTCGACTCTCTCGCCCTCGGTCAGCCGGTTCCGAAGGTCGAAGATATACTGCAGCAGGCGCGTGTTCTCGATTTTCTCGAATTCGTAGGGCCGGAGGTCTTCCGCGCCGACGAGGACGTAGGCCGATTCTGTGTTGCCGGGGTCAATGGCTAATAGATAGCTGTTCGTAGTCGGGGTTGTATCTGCTGTTGCTTGTAGCTGCCGGTCTGGGCTGCTGGGGTTTCTGTTCATGGTTGGCGTTCCCTCCCTGTTGCTGTGCTGGCGGTTCCTCTCTGGCGATCTGGACGTAGCGCATGTGCTTGCTGTCAAAGAGGACGCATGCCTGCCCGACGGTGCCCTGGCGCTGCTTCGCCACGCCGATGCAGATATAGGTGTACCCGCGCTTTTTGAAGTCGTGGAATCCCTCGCGGTCGCGCTTATCGACGTAGGGGTCGTCGGCGCTGGTCGGTCGATGCAGGAAAATTACGCCGTCTGCGTCCTGCTCGATCGCGCCGGAATCTTTGAGGCTCTTCAGCGAGGGCATCTGCCCGTCGGTGTCCCTGCTGACCTGCGCCAGCGCGATCACGGGGATCTGGAAGTCCAGAGCGATATCCTTCAAGGCGCGGCTTATATAGCCTACCCGGAGGTATTCCGCCGGGAATCGCTTGCTCGTTCGCATCAGCTGGAGGTAGTCCACGATCAGCATGTCCAGCTCCTTCTTCTCGGTCTTTTTCTGTACCTCGATTCTCAAATCCTCGACGGTGCTGACCGTGAAAAGGAATGAGACCGGAAGCTGCGCGAGGTATTCCAGCCCCTCGGAGAGGTCGTCCCAATCCTCCGCGGTGATCTGTGCCTTGCGCAGCTTCATGCCGTCGACGTTGGAGCCGTGCGCGAGAAGGCGCTGTCCAAACTGGATATCGGTCATCTCTCTGGACGCGATGCCGACCTTCATGCCGTCCCTCGCGGCTGCCAGCGCGATATTCGCTCCGAATGCAGACTTGCCGACGCCGGGTCTCGCGCCGATGATGGTCAGCTCTCCTGGGTAGAATCCGCCGATCAGCGTGTCGATATTGCGGATCCCGGTGGTGACGCTCTTCTCCCCGCCCTTTGCTCTTTGCTCCAGCTTCTCGAAGGTATTGAGCAGGAGGTCGGTCATCGACTCCCATGTGTGGGTGCTGTTCGCAATCGCGCCGGTCCGCTGGCGCATGCGCTCTATCGTGTCGGCGATGCTTGCCTGTGGGTCTTTCAGCCTTGCGGCGATGTCGTCGAGCATGGCGATTCCGCGCCGTCGCGCCGATAGCTCCGTTATGATGTCGAGGTAGCTGTCGATGTAGGCCGCGACGCCCGTGTTCGTCGCATCGAGCATCAGCTTGACCAGCTGGTTTGCGATCTCTTGTGGGAACATCGCCGTGAACGTCGCGTCGGTGGCGACCAGGTCTGGCGTCTGTCCCTTCGCTGCCGTCGCCTTGATGGCCTGGAAGAGCCGCCGGGTGTTGTCGTCGGTGAAGTCGTCGTCGTGGAGCATTGTGAGTCTGCCCTTGTTCGTGTTCGGTTTCCGCAGGATCGCGCCGAGCACGGCCAGCTCCGCCTCGGGGCAGGAGAAGTCCCTCGCGCTTGCGGCTGCCAGCTGGTCCTGGACGTATTCGTCAATGGTCATTCCGGGCATTCCGTCTCGCCTCCCTCGCCTTTGTGCTGTTGTGGTCTCCCCTGAAAAGCCAGCCCAGGGCGAAGGCGGCGGCGGCGTAGATCAAAAGTGCGATAGAGCCCATTGCTGCCATGCTGCCCTCCTCAGTAAAAGTCGCCGAAGGTCTCCGGCGCGTCGGTCGTTGGTGCTTTGCTCTGCTGCAGCTGTTTCTGCTGCTTTTTCTTCGCGTACTCTTCCTCCGCGGCCTTCGCGTCGCCGACGGTTCGGATTTCGTCGAGGACGTAGCGTTCGAGGATCCGCTTGACGTAGCTGTAGACGGGGCGTCCGTATCCGCAGGCCAGGTCGATTGCGTGGCGGATGAGGTCGTCCGGCAGGGTGTCTCGGTATGAGACCAGCTCTTCGAGGTTCATCGGGCTTACGCTCCGGAGGTTGTTCGCTGCGTAAGCCTCCAGCGTGTTTGTGCTCGGGAGCGGTTGGTTCGGGTCTCCGTATGGGTTGGGTGTTATAGTACTAACATCGTTATCTCCATCGGTATTATTAAAAATATCTTCTTCATCACCACTATCTCTAATATCTAATCTCTTATCTCTATTCTCTATGGGGACAAAACCGGGGACATCGGTGGGGACATTGTCCCCACTTGGGAGCGCTTGCTGGGCTTCTCCACGCTGCCTGCGCTTCTTCGCGCTCCAGTCCGTCTCGCTGCCGATCATGTCCGAGTAGTTGGAAAGCACCAGCGTCCCGTCGCGGTCTTCGTAAATCAGGCCGAGCCTCTGGTAAAGTCCCAGCGCCACCCGTATGGTGTCGACTGAAAAATATTTGCAGTCGCGCTGGATTTTCTCGACGTCGTATGGAATGATGACCTCGCCGATCGTGCGTGAAAACCTCCCGTCGGTGTTGATGGTCATGAGGCAGAGCATTTGGTAAAGCACGACGTAGTTCGCGCCTTCCTTCTGCCCCATCAGGAAATCGACGGCGTCGCTGCGCATGAAGGTGTCCCTCAGCTTCATCCAGTAATATCTTTTCCCGGTGGCCACTTTTGCTTCACCTCTTTCCGTGTGGCGAAGGGGAGGGGGTGAATCCTGTACCCACCCCCGCCGGGATGGCGGCTTTACGCGATTACGATGACCGCCGGGTTCTCGATCTGTCCGGTCAGGTAGTCCCGGATGAAGTTGACGGCGTCGATCTTCCAGGCTCCGCCGTCGCTCTCGAAGAGCGCGACGTCTGCGTCCTTATCGACGCGCAGCGTGAAGTTGCTCTCGGGCTGTTCCACTTCGCTGAAGGTCCGCCGGGGCCGCAGGGGGACGGGGTTCTGGAAGCTGACCGTGGTGGCCATGGTGACGCCTTCCTTGACGGTGATCTGCTGCCCGACGCCGTCGTCGCTGACGGTGGCGGTCTGCTCTTTCGTCATGCTCTTGGCGACCTGGAAGAGCGTCTTTCGCGCCTCCGTCTCGATGTACTTCGAGAGCAGCTCGGTGCAGAAGGTGTCGGTGTCCATGTACCGTCCGAAGGTCATCTCGGGCGTGTGGGCCTGGGCGTAGGCGATCGTGTTGCGCTGCCGCTGGTTCTTCGAGGGCTGCGTGATCAGCTTGACCGTCCGGTGGTCTACGACCTGCAGGATGATGCGGTTGCCGTCCTCGGGGATGAGGTGCTCGTTGTTCTCGTTGATGTAATCGACGAGACCGGCCAGCGTGAAGAATTCCAGCGGCTTGGGCGTCGGCTGGTCCGGCGGGACGATGATGTCGATGGGGACCCACTTCTTCGCTGCGTAGTCCCAGCGGTGCTCGATTCCGTTGATCTCTTTGGTTTCCTGCCGCAGGGCGTCGACCTCTTCCTTGAGGGCGTCTCTGGCCATCTGGGCGTCGGCTCCCTGTTCCACGAGGAACTCTGCGACTTCCTTTGCTCCGTTGAAGAATCCATCCATGTGTGTTTCTCCTCTCTGTCGGGTTTAATTGGTGCTGCTGTCGAAGCGGACGACCTTCGCGAGGGGCTGTTCGCTGCCGTCCATCTTCAGCTGTCCGGGGATTTGCTCGGTGCGCTCCGTCGCGGTGACGCTGCCGTCTCCGTTGAATTGGAGCGTGACCGTCTTGGACAGCGGCTTGAAGGGCGCGGGCTTGCCGATCACCGAAACGTCGAAGTCGGCGCTGTCGCGGCGCTCGTTCGGCTTGACCGTGATCTTGATGGTGATCTCGCGCTTCGCCTTGGGGTCGGTGTTGGGGTCCTGAACGTTCGCCCAGATTTTGTCCATCTCGACGTTGAACCGTTCCTCCACGCCTCCGTCCATCAGCTCGGAAAGGGATTTGATGGGGCGTTGTACTGCCATGTGTTCTCACCTCCTCTCGCCGGGTGTGGATGCTGGCGGGGGAAGGCTCCCCCGCCGGTGTTGTCTGTTTACTGCTCGAAGGGGAGCGGCGGCGCTTCCTCCGGCGGCGCTTCCATCTCGGGCGGAGCGTCGGCGGGGCTGGGCTGCTGATCGGGGATCTGCGCGGGCGCGTCGTTCGCGGGAACTCCGAAGCCCTGGATCATCTGCATCACCTCGTCGTACCTTGCGGCGGGGACGTCGGCAAACTTCGCGATGCCCATCTTCTTGAGTTCCTGGCTGACCTTGCCTTGGTAGCCGGTCGCCTTCGCTGCCTCCATCAACTTCTTGACCTGTTCCTTGCTGACGACCGTGTTCTGGTTCTCCGTGCCGAGGCGCGGGAAGTAGTCGCCAAGCGTGACCGTGCCGTCTTCGAGGCTGTTCTTCATTTCCTTGAGCTTCAGCATCGTGTCGGCGGTCCAGTTCTCGACCTTCGCGTGAAGGTTCTCTTCGAGGTCTTCCTGCGTCACGCCCATCTTCGAGTAAATCCGCAGCATCTGGTTGACCAGCTTCGCGCGGCTCTCCGGGTTCGCCATCATCTCGATGATGCCGCTGCTGGCGGTCATTCTGCAGGCCGCGACGGCGGCGTCGGTGACGTCGCCGGGTATCATCTGCAAAATGCAGGCGCGGATGCGGCGGGCGCTCATGTTCGCCTCCAGCTCGTAGATGTCGCGGTCCTCGGTGATGGCGTAGCCTCCGCTGCGGGTGCTGCGCCAGTGCTTCACCTCGAACTGCCGGTCAATCAGGAGGTTCGTCTCCAGGTCCCAGGCGTAGGCGCGGATGATCGAGCTGCCGGGGTTCGTCTTTCCCTGTCCGGGTCTGCGTTCCAGTACCTCGTAGCCGAAGGTCATGTTTCCGAAGTTCCGCGCCATGACCTCAGCCAGCCGGATGCTCGGTCCGGTGACGGTCTCGTTTCCGCGGGGGAAGCTGTAGGTCGCGTGTTCCGCGAGGGTCGGGCGCTTGCACTCTTCCAGAATCCTGCTCATGGCGTAGGCGGGGTCGCGGGGGAATTGCTTCGCCATGAGGACCTGCGCCTTGACCGAGGCGATCGCTCGGGCTTCGCTGTTGGCTGCCAGCGCGTTTCCGCTCTCGTGGCGCTGTTGGTCGTTCATGATGTCGCCGGTCCGTGCTGCCGCTACGGCGTAGGGGTTGGTGACGGTCATCTCGCCGGTGTTGTAGCTCTCCATGTCTGTCTCTCCTCTCGGGTTTTATATATTCTCGATCAGGTGCGGACGCCGAGCGACGCTTCCTGATAGAATTCGACTCCGGGGATCTGCGCGGTGCCTTTGGTCATCTTGGCGATGTTGTTCAGCGCGGCGGAGTTGATCGTGCGCAGCTCCAATCCGTTGAAGTAAGCGGGGACGGCGGTCGGGTCGGTGACTCGGTGCTTCCACGTCTTCCTGACTGAGGTGCCGGTGGCGCTGGGCGTGTCCATCTGCGCGGCGGGGGGCATGTCGTTGACCATCTCCGCCATCGCCATTCCTATGGCTTCGGCCTGCGCGTCGCCGGAGGCTCCCGCCTCCGCTGCCTGGTTGAGGAGCCGGTCGACCTCTTCCTGCTGCTTGCGGCGCAGGGCTTCTTCCTGCTCCCGCCGTGCCTTCTCGACGGCTGCCTGGTAGTTCAGCATCGTGCCCTTGATGATCTTCTCCGCTTCCTTCAATGGTGCCAGCATCTGCTTTTCCCGCTCGACCACGGCCTTGTGGGCGGCGTTCGCTGCTTCCTTGGGTCCCTTCCAGTAATCCTGAATCTGCTTGGTCCGGGTCTTGATGCCGACCAGGTACTTGCCTGCCTTTTCGTAGTCGTCCTGGGTGGCGATCGTGAGTTCCTTCGCGGTCTGAACCGCCAGCTTGCCGGACTGTTCCAGCTGCTGCTCGACGGTCGGGCTGGTGCCGTCCGTGACCGTCGTCGGGGTGAGAGCCTGTTCTGACATTGTGTGATTCCTCCTGCTGTGTTTTTATTGGTTGGTCGGGTGTGGGTGCTATGCTCTGCGCTCCTGCGCCATGGCGTTCACGATGCCGAGGCAGTGGAGGAAGGTCTTGTAGCCGTCGTCCACTCTCTCGAATCTGTACTTGCCTGTCTTTAAAAGCTGGAGCCCGTATCGGTTGCGTACCGGGGTTCCGTGGCTCTTGAGCGCCTCCGCGTAGGCTGCGATCTGCGTCGCCAGCATCACGCTGTGAAATTGCGCGGTGCATTTCAGGTCTACGACGTCGACGCCGGTGTCGTCGTCCGGGGTGACGTAGCCGATCAGGTCGATGGTGCCTGCGTATCGCATGGCCTTGTGGTAGGTCCGGTATTCGCTGGCCAGCCAGCTGGGGTTGTGGTCCCTCTGGAAATCGAGGAAGGCGCGGACGTATGGTTCCGTGTCGTCGTCCCATTCCTCGACGCCATAGAGGACGTAGTTGCTCACCTGTTCGTGGGCGCGGGTCCCGCGGTCGGCGGCTTCCTGCAGCGTCCCGTCGGGGACGGTGCTGTAAAGCATGAGCGACATCGGCGTCATGACCTGCGTTACGGACGGGAGCTTGTAGCCGTTCAGCGTGTATATGTGCTTTTCTTCGTCGAAGTCGATTGTTATCTCGGGCAGCTTGATGGCCATGCTGTTCACCTCGCTGTCTTGAATTGCCAGAGCGTGTCTTCGAGGTTGTTCATCTGCCGCTTTGCGATTGCCAGCTCGGCGTCGGGGATCCGGTCGAGCAGCGTCTTTGCCTCGCAAACCGCAGCGTATACATCTGCGACCGTCGGCTGGTACCACTCGCTCATTATGCTGCGCCTTTTCAGCATCGCCTTGTTGTGCTGCTTCTCTTCGCGGCTCTTGTTTGCCATCTTGAATCTCATAGCGCACTCCTGAAATAATCGCGCTCCGCGGCGCGTCGTTCGTAGGTGTCTGCCTCCGCGACGACCTTCTCAAGCTCCGCCTTCTCTGCCTCCGCGGTGTCGATCATGTCTATGATGACGCAGAGGCTCTCGGCGGTCCGTGTGTCCGTCCCTTCGAGGGCTTCCTTGATCTCGCCCAGGTGGTACAGCACGTCGTCGATGGTCTCGATGTCGTGCTCCGCCTTCTCGGCGGCTCTGAGTTGTTCGCCGGTCATGCCTGCCTCCTAATCGTCGTCCTCGGGCGCGTCGATGTGCTTTTCCAGGATGTCGAGGAATTCGCCGATGGCGTGTGCCAGCATCCTTCCGTATTCGTTCGCGTCGGTGGGCGCGGACTTGTCGTCGTCGCCGGTGAGCTCGGTGATCTCCATTCTGTCTCGGGTTATCCCGGCGCAGCCTTCCTTCATCCGCTTCTGCCCCATCCTGTCGGCGGTGCGCATGTCGGTGTCGAGCAGGTGGCGCATGGCTGCCGCCATCGAGACGGCGTTGGGGCCGAGCATGAATTCGTCGATGCCGCCCATGTGGATCGTGATGTCTTCGCCGTTCTTGACGATGGCGATCGTCGCGTCGGCCTTGTCGCCGACCTTGTCGGTTACTCTCTCGAAGAAGTCCTTGATGCTGCATTTCATGGTGTGTGATTCCTCCCGTCTGTGTGGTTCTATTGGTCAAGCGGTCGGCTGGGATGCTGTTGGCCTTGCGTCAGCCTTCTTCACCCTCTCGCCTCCGTTGATCTCTTTGAGTAGTTCTATGATGTCGCGCTTTCGCTCCGCCGGGTCCTCTCCGTCCTGTTCGCAGAGGTAGCGGACGAAGTGGTTAATGCTGACCAGTCTGCCGCGGTTTGACTTCCCGCTCTTCACGGTCTGCCCTCGCGCGGAGAAGGCGCACATCATGTCCTGGGCTGATCTCTGGCAGATGCCGGTCACTGCCGCGATGTCTGCCGTTGAAAGGAATAATTTCGGAGCGGGCATGGTTTTCACTTCCCCTCTCGAAGTCGGAGCATGGTCTGGAAATCGCGCAGGGTGGCGCGGTATTTCTCCCGCCACCATTCCGCGTAGCTGGAATAGCCGAGCGCGGCGAGTGCTGCGTCGAAGGTCCGCTTTTCTTCTTCCTTCGCCCAGCAGCGCAGCTCGACCATTCCTTCCTTTCCGCGCCCTCTGTTCGTGTTGCCTCTCTTGCTGCTCTCGGTCTCCGTCGGCTCCGGGCCGTCGGCGTCCGGGAAGTCGTAAGCCGCCAGCGTCAGGTTGAGGTCGGCGGCTTCGTAGATTTCTGTCGGCGCTCTGCCGAGCGTCTCGCTCATGGCTACCATCGTCTGCACGTCCGGAAGGACGCGGCCTTGCTCGATGAAGCTCATTGCTACGGGGTTGACGTAATCCGGAAGGTGCGCCAGGAGTTCCCGCTGGGAAATCTTCAGCTCTTGCCGGGTGGCGGCGATCCTGTTATTCGTCATCTTCCACTTCCTCCTCCGGTGCCTCGAAGTAATCCTTCGGAAGGTTGAGGAGCTTGATCAGCTTTTTCTGATGCTTGGGCGGGGGCGTCGTCAGCCCGCGCTCCCAGCTGCTGTAGGTCGTCTGGGGGACGCGGAGCTTCCTGCTGATGTCGGTCTGCGTCATCTGCCTGCCGTCGATGATCGTCGTGAGGCGGCGCGTCCGCATCTCGTCCCTCGGGGGTCTGTATGCGGTCAAGGTATCACCTCTTTCTCTATGGGGGAAAGCGGCCCGGTCGCGTGGGCCGGGGCCGCTGTGTTATCTGTGTTCTTTTTCCTCTGATGGCTTCCGGTGTCTCCCGCCCTACCCATTATCCGTCCCATTCCGCTGAGTATCTCCCGTGCCTCTGTCGTCTCGACGGTGGCGCGGCGTTGGCTTGCGATGCGTTCCGCGGCGGTTTTCCTCGTTTGGGATTTCCTTCTGCCTGTGCAGTTTTCAAGGTGCAAACCGTTGAAAAAATCCGGGGGTTATGGTAGAATGTGCTTGTATGTTGTTGTTAATAATATTATATCACGGTCAATCGTGATTTTCAATATCTATTCACTGTCGGGCGTGAATTTAACATGGAGGTCATATTTATGATTACAAGCGATGTTGCTGCCCGAATTAAAACCATCGTCAAAGAGCGAGGTTACAAAGTCGGGGATTTTTTACGTGATTGTGGTATGGGTGTAAATGCCTTGTCGCAAATGGCAAAGGCTCAGGATGTTTCTGTGTCCACTTTACTGGTTGTTGCCGATCGTCTTTCTTGTTCGATCGATTATCTTCTCGGTCGGACGTCAAGCCCTGGTGTCGTCCCTGACGGCTTCGATCTCTCGGAGGACGAGCAGGAGCTTATTTCCTATTTCCGCCAGCTGGGTGGTCCGGGCCGTCGTCACGTCTTGAATTGTGCCGAGGCTGAACGGGATGCTGCTGCGGAAAAGGGAGCGGCGTCAACGATTGCTTGAGCTTCGCTCTCGGTCTGTTGTTTCTCTGTGTGAATACTCAAAAGCGAGGAGGGGTTTTCGTGAATAAAAGGTTGTTTGCTGGGCTGATGGCTGGCGCTCTGTTCTTGGGTGGCGCTGCGTCTGCTACGATTGAGGTTAATGTCCCGACTACCCGCGTTGTCGATGAGTCTGCTTCGGATGATAGTGTTTCCGCTGAAGGCGCAGGCGCTGGGGCTGCTGCCGACGTTATGGGTCAAATGCAGGATTTGCTACATGACGAATTGGTTTTGACGGCGGAGGAAGCGAGGCTTGTGTCTGGCGACTCCGGTCCAAGGTTTGATTTATCCGGGTTGAGCTATGAGGAATTGGTCGCTCTGAAGGATTGCATTAATCTGGCAATCTGGGAATCTGAGGAATGGCAGGAGGTCACGGTGCCGCAGGGCGTGTGGGTTGTCGGCGAGGATATTCCTGCGGGAAAGTGGACAATCAAATGCGTAGATGGGGCTTTCCGTACTGAGATTTGCTGGGGCGATTATTTGAGCGAGGATGGCACTTCGGTTTCGGATGAAACTCGCGGGGAGGTGTATGTTTATATCTCGAATCCTGAGCATAGGCTGTATGAAGCCGGGGATATGACTGAATATACGGTTACGCTCCAGGTTGGCGATTATGTGGAAGTCGCAAGCAACGAAGACGCTGCTGTCTTCATGCCTTACGCCGGGAAGCCTTCGCTCGGCTTCAAGTGATGGGGGTGTTCTCTCTTGCGCGATGTCTCTATGGTGGAGTTCCTCGGGAAGCCGGGGATTTATGTCCGGGAAGCTGCCGAGGGTGAATTCGTGAAGGTTCGCATGGCGGACGGGTTCGCCTCCGTTATTATCGACGAGGCGGAGTGGGTAATGCTCTGTCAGGCGCTGAAGCTCTGCACGGAGCATCCGGAGTGGCTCGGGGAGCCTGGTGTCGATGTCTGAGCGGGGCGCAAAAAAACGCAAGCCACGGGGCCTGCGTCCTGATGGGCGTGTCCAGGTGACGTATACGGACGGTCGGCGTCCTGACGGAAGGCCGAACCGGATCCCGTTCTACGGTCGCACTCGGGCGGAGGCCGAGGCCAAGCGTCAGGAATACATCGACGAAAAAAAGGCGGGTCTCTCCTGGGTGGATCGGAAGCTGACCGTCGGCGAGTGGGTGGATCGCTGGATTGACCTTTACTCGATCGACGAGACGGAGTATCGCCCATATATAAACCGGCTGCGGGATGATCTCGGTGGGCTTGAACTCCGCGGGATCCGCGAGGGGCATCTTGTCCGCTCCCTCTCCGCTTACTCGGGGAAGTCGAAGTCTGGCGCGTCGAAGTATCGCATGGTGCTGAAGCAGGTCTTCCATCGTGCGTATAAAAACCGGCTGATTGTCGACGACCCTGCCGAGGACCTGGAATTGCCGGACGGCGTGACCGAAGGCTCCCATCGTGCGCTTGAGCGTTGGGAGGTCGAGCATATCGTCGCGCACTGGCGGGATTATCCTGCTGGGCGCTGGGCGATGCTCATGATGTTCGCTGGGCTGCGTCGCGGTGAAATGATCGCGCTCGATTGGTCCTGCGTCGATATGGCGGCACGGACGATCTCCGTCGTGGCGGCTGTTTCCTTCAAAGGTCGGGAGCGCCGGGTGAAGGATACGAAAACGGAGGCGGGGCTGCGCATCCTGCCGATCAGCGGTCCGCTCTTCGATATGCTCTCGGAAACGCCGGAGGCGCAGCGCGTCGGTCCTGTCTGTCTCTCCGCGTCGGGCCGTCCGATCACCGAGGATACGGCCAGGAAAAACTGGGCGGCGTACTGCTCCGCCATGACCTATGTTTTAAAC